GGGCGATGTTGACCGGGAACATCGGCTTGGACCCGATTCCATCTGGATACGGCGGCAGGTTGCGAATCGCTCGGACCTCATCTGGCGTGCGAATGCCGTTCGTGACCTCCTGCACCAGCGAGTCCGTCTGCGTCTTGTAGTCCACGCGGAGCAGGGCCCCACGCTCGAATTCGATCAGGTGCGAGTCTTCGTTTTTCTGCTGCTCGGTCAAAAGCTTGTCGCCCGCCTCCTCTTCCCACGGGATTAGGCACCCATCGAGCGACTCGTCCAAGTAGGACTGCTGCTCTTGCTCCAGGCTGTTGTAGCTGGTCCGCGTCGTGTCGCCGAGCTTGTGGGGCGGAAGGCCAAACCAGTTAGCGACCTCGCGGATCTCAAATGCCCGCGTCTCGATGAACTGGCTATCCTTTGCGTTGACGCTGAACGGGCTTAGCTTCAGGCCTCCTTCGAGAATCGCCGTCTTGTGGGCATTGGCCGAGCCAGCGTACATGTCATTCCACGACCGGGCGATATTGACCTTTGCCGCCTCGTCCAGAAACATCGGGTATTCGAGCACCACGCCAGGGCGCGCCCCCTTTCCGTAGAACCCGGCGGCGTGATCGCGGGCCGCGATGCCCATGCCGATTGTCTGGGCTGCGTACTGAATCACGCTGTAACCGATGAGCCCGTCAAACCCGAGGCCGCGGACGTGCAGAACGTCGCTGGCAATCATCTTCAGCAGCGTGCCGTCCGAAAGGCTGGTCACGTAGTACAACACGCCATTAGCCCGCACGGGATACGTCGTCTCGGGGTTCAGCACGTACAGGCCAAGCGGGGTTGCGTCGCCGTCGCGTTCGATCCAAGCGTACCCGTTGCCGTGCAGCAGAACGTGAGCCTGGAGCACCTGGCGAAAGATGAACGCACCGAAGTACGGATTCGGCTTGCGGCGCAACAAAGCGTAGGCCGGGTGTGCAGTATCTCGCTCCTTGCCGGACGGATCGACGCGCTTCAGGACGTGCAACGGAAGCTTGGCAACGTCGCGGCTAATCAGATTCACCGCCCGCCACACCGCAGCGTAAGTCAACGCCACGTCGCGGTTGACAGTGATTCCGGCGCGCGTCTGCCCGCTTAGGCCGGTGATCTCCCAGTCGTCATCCTGCCCCATAAGCAGCTTCTCTTCGCGCGAGGCCCGCGCCTGCTTGGACGGCTTCCGGCTGCTCGTGGCTCGCTTTTTCGTCGCAGGCATCCTTAGCCTCCCAGCACCGTGATCCCACGGCTGGCGTACTCGTTGACCTGTCCCATTCCGGCCATCGCACGGCTAACCATCATCGCAGCGGCCACCATCAAATCGATCTTCCCGTGGCTGCTCGCCTTGTGGAAATAGTCCTGATTCGCTCCGTTTTTTTTCACCTGCACATTGCTAGCATGCCAGCGCATCACCGGGTGCCCACCGTGGTTGAACCGCTGCGACAGCACCAGCTCGGTCAGATACTTCACCGGGGCCGCCATGTGCGAGCCTCCCTGCTGGTGATGCACTACAGTTATTCCGCGCTTCGCCATGTTCTGCGCGATCTGGAACCCCTGGAACCCTGGATCAATTGCCAACTCTATGATACCATGTTTCAAGTGTAACTCTAATATGCGACGCTCTACCATATCATAATCAATAACGTCTCCTTCGCAGAGCTCCACGAAACCTTTTTCGGCCCACGCTAGGTATGGCGTCTCGTTGGCGTTTGCTTGCTGCCGCTCAAGCGCCGAGACGCGCGGGCACCAGCAGTATGACTTGACGATCCACGGTCCGTCCTTGCTTGGCCAGCCTAGAACAAGTGCGGTCATGTCCCGAACCGCAGACATATCCAACCCTGCATAGCATCGCCCAACCGGATGCGGCGCGGGCGTGCATGCGTTTCGGTCCCACGTGTCTAGCGAGATCCACGGGTTGGACGCATTGGTGCGGACATTCAGGTGGTAGCGTTTGAAGTTCGCTTGATATGCCGGCGTGCTCTTTGCCTTCTCGCACTCGCGCCGCAGAAAGTCCAGGCTGACACTTACGCCTAGATTCGGGTTGCACTTGCGCCACACCTCGGGCTCGGTCCAATCGTCTTCCTTTTGGGCCTCGAAGATAACCGGCAAGAACCTCGGGTCTTTCAGTGCGCCGCTGCACACCTTTTTGCCGGTGTCGTAGACCTCGTTGCAGATCGTTTCGCCTTCAACGTCTGCCGTAGTGAGGTACAGCGCCAGCGGCTGCTTGCGGTTCACCGACGCCATGCCCGTACGAAGCACGTCGATAAGCTCGCGGTTCGGCTGGGCGTGCAGCTCGTCCACGCTGAACATGTGAATGTTGTATCCGTGCTTGCTGTACGCTTCTGCCGAGATGACTTGATAGCTGCTCGCCGGGTCCGCCTTGAGCACGATGGCCCGCTGGCTCGTACTGTTGTACACGTCGGCCCGGTCCTTGAGCTCCGGCTCCATCGCTACCATGTGAGCCGCTTGGCGAAACAGTAGCCCAGCCTGCTTGGCGTCGGAAGCTGCGCCGTACACCTGCGCTCCGGCCTCGCCGTCGCAGAACAGTACGAGGATGTTGATTCCTGCCGCCAGCGGGGTCTTGCCGTTCTTTCGCGGAACGTACAGTAGGCATTCTCGGTAGCGGCGCACCTCCCGGCCGTAGTCGTCCTTGCGCTTCCAGCCGAACAGGCAGCCAATGATAGCCTGTTGCCAGAGCTCCAATACGAATGGCTTTCCAGCCAGCTCGCCTTCGATGTGTCTCAGGCACTCAGGAAAGAAATCGCATGCCCTATCCGCTGATTCGGAATCGAAGTAGTCGCCGGGCCCTGCAGTAGCAATGGGATCGTAATTGGGTATGAGCGCAAACAGGTCGCGCCATTTCTGCGGAATGATGAAGTTGCTTGCGGTTGCGACCACTGGTATCCTACCCAGCAATCGCTCCTATCCTTTGCCCCCGTTCGGCTCTCCTCCGCGGGGGCATTTCTATTTACCCGGCATCCTTGAAAAACCGGGCCTTAGTCTTGCCCTTCGTACTGTCCTCGCGCGTCCACTTCGGAGCGACGCGGACCCGATCTGCCGGAGACATCCCAAACAACGCATAGCCTCGAGCGCAGCGGGCAAACACCGCGTCCGCCATCTTGCGGAGTTCTTTCAGCGTCGTAGCCAAGTCCTCGTCATCGGCTTTCACGTTGGCCAGCAGCGTATTCATAAGCACGGCGATCTTGTCGCGCTGGCTCAATCCGTGGCACAGGTCGCCCAGCGCGTCGCGGTACTCAAGACCGAGCAGGCCCGACGCCTGGAGCATCGGCACCAGTCGCATCCAGTGCTGGCGGCCGGCTTTGTCAAGAAACGGCGGAGCGTCGGGAATGCCCTCGTTCGGCGCTGGCTCGTTGCGCCGGCCGATCGCGCGGTTACTGTTACGCGCCTTCAGAAGCTTCGTCGGTGTTGGCGGTGGTCCGGATTTCATTTTGTTCTTGCCTTACGCTCGTTTTGGCGAAGGCTGGGGCGGTGGAATCGGTTTCGGAAACGTGGCCTTGGGCCAAGGACCGTAGGCTGGCGCACATCCAGAAGGCTGTGCGTCCATCCGGTCAAACCCACCCGAACCAGCCATCCACAGTGCCCACACGGCTATACCAGCGCCGATCGTTAGCATGACCAGCCCGCCGAGGGCCGCAGTGCTGTATACAACCTTGCAGAAAACCGTCAGTGATCCCGAGACGATCACGTCATGCCAAACGCCGTCAACTGCGAAGGCTATGATTCCAACGGCCATCGCCCCAAGCGCCAAGCAACCGGACGCAATGCCGATCTTCCCCAGCACGTCTAGCATCACTCTCCCCTGTTCGTGCGAGCCGTGTGGCAGGCGTCGCACAGGGCCATTAGGTTAGACCAGACCAAACGCAGGTCCGGCCGGTCGGTCAGCTTCTGAATGTGGTGGACGTGGGCCTTCCGCGGCTGGTCAAGCAACGGCGCGCCGCAGTCGTTGCAAAGCGGGTGCTGCTGAAGGAACGCAGCCCGACACTTCGTCCAGGTCGCGTCGTACCCACGCTTCGCCGCCGACTCCCGGCAGTCCCGAGGCTGCATTCTCCGCGCGTGCCTTGAGCACCGGCCGCCCGTAACCAGTTGGCTGCATCCCGGCTCGGCACAAAGGCGGAGAATTGTCGCAGTCATTCAGTCGCCACCGCTCCAGCGGGCGTCACCACGAACACGCCGGATGCCAACCGCGTATCGTCACCGTCGGTTCGCCACAGGTCGTAGCGCCACGTCCCCGGAGTCGCAACGTGCGCTGAGCTCAGCGCACG